GTATTGAAGAAATGAATCTTCTAGTTGATTGAAACCATTATCTGCATTGCTAGGTCGCTGCAGGTTTAGTTTCTCACCAGACATCAAGTGCGGTATTTTCACACCATCCAAACGAATATTGGCACCAGCATGGTACTTATTCACCGCTGCCATCCATTGCCAAAGCTTATCTTGCGAATCTTCACCGCCAGCAATGAAATCAAAAGCAGATTGAGAGTCGAGCTCTGACTCGATAGTGGCGGCATACATCGCATTGACTATCGCATTTTGTAGCTTGGTTTGTTGCAGCTTATCCAACATGTGCATTTGCTGCATGACAGCCATTAGGCTTGAATGCCCACGGCTTTGACCATCATCTTGAGCATCAAATACATGAATAAACTTAGGTCGACCCCACCACGTTTCTCGCGGTACATAGCGAAAGTTTTGCTTAATATTCGCTAATGGAAGTAAGTACTTGTGGTCCGAGACATAATAACCTTGAGCATTACCGTGACGTCCGTGTTTGATGCCACCACGAATCTTCTCATTCAAGAAGTTATTGCCATCAGGGTTTCGCACTCGTTTAGGCGATATCATTTTGATAGCAGTGTTAAAGTCAGAATGACGACGACTGATCCACTCGGCTGCAGCCATTGAATCGCCATAAGTAAAATGCTGAGCACAAGCCGCTCTAACCAACATGGTAAATGTTCGCTTGCGTTCTGCATCGATAAAGCAGCGATCATCTTCAGCAAACTCTAACCAAGCCTGCTCCACATCCGTTTTTATCTTGCGGTAATCTTCCTCCTTCCAACCTAACCGTTTCCACATTGGCTTCCAGTTAAGTTTAAAAAGGTGACCAACAATGTTGTCTAAGTGGAGTCTTAATCCACCTGCAGCGTAGCCATTGTTACGAACCAAATCATCAGTTCGCGCCTGTGTTAAATCGAGATTAGGAAGCAGTGCCGCATCATTGGTCATTAACTGAGGCGCCCAGTTAGCCATTTGACCACCAAAGCCTGCACCAGCTCCTTCAAAGCCGATTACCTCTCTTGCAGGTCGGCCACTAGGATGCAAAATTGTAACGTTTTTCACTAAAACAACCTCGCTGGCCGACGACGAATCGAAGTGTTATTCAACTTCATTTCGAGACTATCAATTTCCGCTTTCAAGATATGCCGCTCCGATGGGTTGTATTCCACTCGACGACCATCTTTTTGGATAACTTTGGCTTGCTTACCAAGCACTAATTGTTGATACGCTTTTTTGAGTTCGGCTAGGAACTCAGCATCCGATAATGCAGACATTAATTCGCTCCCATTTGTTCGCCGAGCTTACTAATGTCGACTTTCTTGGTTGTTTTTTGTTTTGGCTCTGATTCTTCTAGTTTCAAGCCAAACTTTGATTTAGAAATGCGCAAGGCAGCTAAGGCGTAAACCAAGCAATCAAGCGCTTCGTTTCGTCGACCTTCGTTATCCCATCGCATGACACGCTTACCATTCACTCGTTTTTCAACAAGTCTCTCTGAGGCGATTTGCTGACAAATCACTTCATCACAGATTTCATCGTTCAACGGCAAGTGCATAACACCTGCGCCACACTTTTCGTCTGGCACGTTAAGCATCTGCATATAGAGCAAATCTTTCGCGGTATCAGTACCCACTTCGGTGTGGTAAACACCATCTTTGTTTCGCTTGCGAGGGAAGTTAGCTATGGGTTTACCATAAGCACTTGCACCTTTAATCGGGATCACTCGGAAGATGCCATGCTTCTGGCTTCGTTTATCGACTTTCTCTCTATCGATGCCGCCTGTATCCCAACACCAGCGACCGACTTCCATCTTGGTGCCATCTTTCTTGGTGTAAGTTTTGTTAATGACATCATCAACTCGACGCAGCGTTTCTTCTTTGTCGTAATCACCCATAACCACTTGGGTATCAATGAGCCACTTCTCTTCACCGATGCCCCAACCCCATACGAAGCATTCGTAACGGTTGAGCTGGCTATCAATGCCTCCTGTAAGATAAAGAACACCTTCAGGAACTTCTGCATCGTAGGCTTCTCGGTTTTCCACCAAGACCTCAGAATCTAGCTTTTCACCTTTGTTCTCTTCGTAATCTTGACCGAGAACGGTGTTGATAAACGCTTTTTCATCAAGCGGCTTACCTTTAGCTTTCAGCCATTCCGCTACCAGCTCACCCCAACCATCTAAGTTCAGGGAATAGAGCGCGTTGATTTCTACGCCAACATGCTTTGGTGGTGTAACTCGGAAATTTTCATGGCTATAAAAGTCGTTGCCGTTTTTAGTCCAAGTCAAATCTTCAGCAATCCAACGACCATCTAACTGCATCTGAGTAAGGTCGTTGTAATAGAAAGATTCACCGCAATCTTGATTGCAGCAAACGTAATGGGCGCTGCGCGCTTTTTTCTCTACGGTGTCTAACTCATCATCCCACTGTAAGCCGTAATCTTTACGACCTGCTTGGTCCTCTCCAAACTCTAAGGTTTGCTCCACGCCACAATGTGGACAAGGCAAGCAGAAGCGAAATGTTAAATCAGCATCTGACACCAAATCAGAAATGTGTGATTCACCTGCGACTGTTGGTGTTGTACCAAATACAGCTTTTGGGAAACTCGCACCTTTCAAACGCTGCAGCGCAAGTTTGATAGGGTTACCTTCACCTTTGCCTGCTTTACCCACTTCTCGTGGCCAGCCATTGATTTCATCACCAAACAAGCACTGCTTGGTCAAACGACGAAAGTTACCTGGTGAAGTTGCACCACGAAAATCTAACGTGGCACCTTGGAATACTTTTTTACCTGAGTTGTTCTTTTCGTTCTTCGTTGACCAGTCTGGAAATACCTTTTGGATAATAGGCATCTCGGCAATCACTGGATCGATTTCATCAACGACGAACTCGTCGGACTCATCGTCGACTGGCTGATAGATAACACTCGAACGTTTTTTGTGTTCAGCCATATAGAGCATGGCTGCAACCATAATCTTGGTGTAACCCAAACGGGCAGACTTTTTGATGGCCACGATCTTTATCGTGTCGTTGGTCATCATATTTAGCAGAGCCACCTGCAAAGGCTGAGTGACCCAAGCACCGGCTATCTGAGAACTACCTTCAGGAAGGCGAAAATATTTATCCGCCCACTCGACTCCTGTCATTGGTATCGTGATCTTCAGAGGACTCAAAGCTCGCGAAACCGCTCTCGATATCGCTGTCTTCATAGTCTGAGAGATCGACTTGTACTTCTGAGAGCTCATTGATCACCATTGCTATTTCTTTTCTTAAAAGCTCAAGCACTGGCATGGGGATGTCTGGACAAGCCATCTTTATCTTCGGAAGCCATGAGTCTGTTCGCGTTCTTATCGACACGGCCACAGCTCCTACGACATCATCAATGATTTCAATCGGTGCGTATTTTTTCTCTAAGACAAGACGTTTAATGCGGTTCAGAGCTATGCGCTCCTCCCGTTCATCATTCTTGAGCTGCTGTTCTCGTTTCTTTTGATCATCTTCCGCTTCATACCCTTCGTTTTCCGCTTCATCTTCAGCTTTTCTATACTGAGATTTGTAGGTGATATAAGCATGTACACAAGCCAATGGGTTCATACCGTCTCGACCTTTCGAAGCTGGCAGCACCCCTTGTTGGATAAGGTTTCGCACTTGCCTGTCAGATCTAAGTCCAAGCAAAAGTGCGATGTCCGATTGAGTGTATTTCTTTTCTGAATTAAACAACGACATAAAAGATTCTCAATAGGAAACCGGAAACCCCAAAAAATGGAAAATTTTAAAAACGAGCGACTTTCTGCGAGTATCCAACCCTCGGGCTTTTCCAGAGGCTAGGAAGGACCCATTAAAGTTTTGAGTCCGTGGCCCCATCAATATCTTGCGTGAGGATACGGAGTAGAGCTATCGCTGCACCACCCAGTGCGTTAAGTGTTGCGTAAAGCGTTGCTGGAATGTGGACCTGATAGATCGCCAGCAATGCCATGAATAAATTAGCCAAGACCAAAGCAATGGCTGCTCGGATAGACCAGAGCTTTCCCGACTCTTTCCAATTATCAATCAATTTCATGCGTACACTCTTTGATAGGTTTAATGACCTTTATGGGGAACATAGGGTCAATCTCGGGATTGATCGTGGTTGCTGCGATGCAGTAGCAATCAAACATCGCTTGAAACAAATCTAATAACCACTCTGGCCACCAGTTACGAACGCACACTGCGTTGTTATGGACGTTGAAGTAGATAGGCACAATGCAAAACAAATAAGCATAATGCGTATATTCAGATTCAATTTCTTCCTGAGATAAATGATGCTTAACTAGAAATGCCATCAGTAACCTCGCGTGAAGCTTGGGTTGCTTTGATCACCGCTTCTTCCAAGAGTTGCTTT